TTTCTGAAGGTCACCGTAAATCCGGTGCGACTAATACTTGACAGTGTGAAGAAGTCGCCGGTGGCCATATCTTGCGCCGTGATGCCAACGCTTGGGGCAGCATAAAACGCCGTCGGGAAGGTGACGGTATAAGCGGCAGCACCACTGCTGAGGTTGCGCTGGGTTTCCGTTCGCCTTTGGAATTGTGTAACAACACCGAGTTCGTCGATCAGGATGTTCTGCGCGGGGTTGTGGCTGGTGGCATCAACGCGGAACTGGAAGGCGCGGCCACGGGTGGTGCCATTGACGAACGGCTGCCAGTCGTTCCAGGTCGGAGTGCCGCTGGGGTTGTCGTTGGTTGTTCGCACGTAGAGCTGGGCGTTGACTGCGCTGAGGTCGTCGCCGTCAATGTCGTCCCACTCGTCGATCAGTTCGGTACGCTCGTCCCAGGCATCACCAGGCTGGAAGGCGCGGGTCAGCAGGATCGCCCGCAGGTCAATGTCGTAGACGTTGCTGAGGTCCAGCGTGTTCAGGAACTGGTAGCTGCCGCTGCTGCTGGTGTCGCCGTAGAAGTCAACGTTGCTGATGGCGTCCCAGTCCGGGATGTCGTCGATCAGGCCGGTGGCGGTCAGGACTAAGCCGCCTTCATCGGCGCTGTAGAACATGTTGGTGGCGCTGCCCTGGAATGGCGGGGTGTCGTCGTCCTCGCGGTATTCCTGAATCAGGTAAATGTCCTGCGGGGCGGGCAGGTCCACCACCACGGTTGCCACGTTGGCGGATTCGTTGCCGGTGCTATCGACAGCGCGGATGAGGTAAGTGCCCTCCAGTAGCGGGACAATTTTGCGGGTGCTGCTGCCGTTGACCGCAGGAACGATGTCGTTGGCGCGGCCCCAGGTGGCGTTGACTCCGATGTTCGGGGTGTGGCGAATGCGGACTTGACCACCAATGCGAACGTCAAGGTCAACCGCTTGCGGCCAATACAGCTCTGCGTTGCGGTCGTCGATTGGTGCGATGAACAGGTCCGGGATGCTTTCCGGTGGTGCGGTCTTGCCGAGGGCGTTGAAGCTGGCGGTGCTGGTGCCAGAGCGTTTGAAGCCGCTGCTTTCGGCCTGCAGCTCAAAGTCATAAAACCCAACCACGCTGTTGAGAATTTCGTAATCAGGCGAACGGGTATTAATCGTTGTCCAGTTGCCGTTGTTGTAGCGGTAGCGGAAGACATACCGAGCGGCGTTTTCGACCGGCTGCCAGCTCACGATCAATTTGGATAGCACCTGGCCGTTGGATTCGTACAACAACTCGGCAGCACCAAGTCCTTGCGGGGTTGTGGGTGCTACGTCCAGCTCAGTGATGTCCCGCGCCACCAGTGGAATGTCGCGTTCGATGTAGTCGTATTTGCCGGTTTCATGCAGTAGTGCGGTGATAGCAAAGGTCTGGCCGCCTTCCTGCTCCTGCACCGTCAGCACTTGGTAGAGCTGGGTGTTAAGGCTGCTGGTGGAGATCGCCCAGGTCGAGCCAGCCGTGGGCACCAGGTCCAGCGATGACGGCAGGGTCAGGGTGCTGCCGTTGAGGGCGGTGCCGTTGATGCCGGTGATGGTTTGGCTTACGCCGGTGGGCAACACCACGCTGAAATCCATGGTGGCGGGCATACCGTCAGCGAACATGTCTTCTGCTGAGCGATCCAGCGTGACTGCCAGTGCGGTGCCGCCTGTGATGCGTCCAGCACGGAAGCGCCCGGCTTTAACAGGATCAGCCACCTGCACGATCTGACCGGGACGCACTTGGGTGCCCTCTGCAATGCCGGTTGCAAAGCTGATAATTTCGCTTTGGCGCTGCTCTGAATACAGCAGCCATTCGCCAACACGGCGGGCCTGACCGCGACTGGTGCAGGCAAAAGCGGCCACCTCAATTTTGTTGACGCCGTACTTTCGCATTGCGTCGGTGTCTTCGACCATCTCGTAGGCCGTCTCGCGGGTTTCAAGATCCAGGTAGCTGACAACTGCGACGGTGTGGCGCGTTTTGAGGCTGCTGCCGCTGTATGTGAAACCCTCGGGGGTGACGTTGCCTTGGTTGAAGACGAAGGTGGGATCAGTGGGGCGATCCTGTGCGATCGTCAGGCTGCCGGTGCTCCAGAACGGTTGGGCGCGGAAGACTGAGCACAGGTCGTTGATGAGCTTGTATGCCTCCTCCTGCGTCTGGATGTTGACGTTGCAAGAAAAGCGGGGTTCAGTGCCACCCAAACCGTTTGGCACCAGTTCGTTGCAGTAAACACTGGCTGCGTAGAACGCCCACTTGTCCAAGCTGGCGGCGGCAATGTAATCGCCGAATCCGTAGCGGGTTGATGTAAGGAGATCCCACAGGATCCATGCCGGATCGCTGCACCACTTGGCGCTTTGGAAGGTGCCGTTCCAGACACCGCTGTAAATCAGGCGGCCATTGGTCGAATCGACGGTGGCGTTGCTGGGGATGGCAACCTTGATGCCACGGATGCGATAGGAACGCTGCGGGAAGCTGCTGAACTGTTCGGCGTCAGCAAAGATGCCTATGACTGCGCTGTTGGGATAAGTGGTCTTTGCGTAGATCAGTTCGGTATAGCTTGCCCAGTAAAAGTCACTGATAACAACGAAACGCTGCCCCGCGCTTTGAGTTTCGGGGTCGTCGTTAATACGCACCACCCGGATATCGACAGGCGGAGGCTGCGTAAAATCAATGCGATACTTGCGCTGGTACAAGTCAGCGGTACGACCTTTAATGGCATCAGCGATGACCGTGGTGTAGGGTCCGCCAGCATACGAGACGCGAATCTCAAGGTTAATTATTTCGCCGTCAATTTCGCCGTTGCTGTGAATACTTTGCAGTTGAGGAACCGATACCGTTACGCGCACTCCGTTGACATTTACATCTGTAATGCTGCGTGTAACGGGAGTAGCTTTTTGTACTTTGACATTGACGCCAATTTCTTCTTGAATTGACGTGCCAAGCTCAGTCAGGTAGGTCTGGTTTTGTGTGCCGTAGCGCGGATGTACTGTGATGCCTTTGAAGTTAAAGTCCGCATCTTGATAAGGCTGACTGGCATCAGCATCAGCTCGCACTAATGGTGTTTCTTCGATGTAAACGTCTTTGAGTAGTGCGCGGTTGTAGGAATCCGTGCCACGGACATAAGCGCGAGCGGAAGGAAAACCTTCAATTTCGCCCTCACTGATTAAATCGATGATGCGGGCGTATTGTTTGGATTCAAGGTTGTCAGGCTCAGTGCTGGGCGGCGAAGGTGCCGAATAGGAAGGTGCGCTACCAGCGCCAACAATATGTGGGTTTGTCATGATACGGGAATCATCTCAGTGTTGACGCCGGACGAAATAACGACCGAGCCAACGATCGTTTCGCCATAAATAATCGGCACAGGTACACCTTGACGGCTTACGTTTTGGATGCCGCTGAAGCTGTATGACTTGCGCGGATCATTGAAGCTGTCACTGCCGCTTGTGACGGCTGATGTTTGTGCTGTTGGTGTCAATAATTGAGCAGTACCTGCCAGCGCCAGTGATAAACCGACGGCGCCTATGGCTTGAGCTGCAGCACCTCCCAACAATGCAGATCCGGCTGCTCCACCAAAACCAACACCGAGAAAACCTCCGACAGCGGGGCCGGCCAAGATCGCCAGCGCCACGAGACCGATGCCAGCCGCAATCTGACCGAAACCGCTACCTGCACCAGCAACAACAGGAATGATGCGAATTGGCTCGCTTTCGGCAACGGGATAACCCAGCACCTCTGGATGATCAGCAATCGCAAGCTGCAGGCGTCCGGTAGTCACCTTGTAGTGGTGCTGCGCCATGTGCCCTTCCAGCTTTGGGAAGTTGGCCAGCAGGAAACGAATTGCCTCGGCAGGGGTGCTGACTGCTGCTTTGAAGCTGCGGTGGCCGAGGAATTTAGCCAGGCTGCCGTAGACCTTGATGACCCTCATCAGCGGCACCTACTGGAGTGGCGGAGCACTCGCCCCGTCTGCTTTTGATAGTAGCCGCCGTAGATGTCGCGGGAACTAAGTCGTCCGCGAATGTGGTGAAGAATCTGCTGCTCACCCACGTACACCGCGACGTGATTAAGGCCGGACGATCCATCCAGCGACATCAAGATGGCGTCACCGACCTGCATCGTTTCCAGCGGCACCTCAACAAAACCGGCCTCTTTCCAGCAGCCATCAAACATCGGGTTGGCGGTGAAGCCGTCCATGTCGAGCGGGCGTTCCCAGTCAGGTAGGTCGAGATCCCAAGTTTCTTTGTACCAGTCGCGTACCAGTGTCCAGCAATCACTGATGCTCCAAACCCATTGCCGACCGATCAGTGGCGCTTTGTAGTCACTTGGGGCGATTTCGCACCATGCCAGCGTGCCGGGGTTGACGATGTACCAGCGCAGGCCGGACTTGGTGCAACCGAGGCGATCGGCGTCACTGGGGGTGGCGGGTGTTTTGGGGTGGCTATGGAAAACAGCGACCACCTCACCGGCATCCTCGGCATCGGCGTAGTCGGCAGGATCCAGCAGGAAGAAGTCGTCGGCGGTGGGGGCAAGGTTTTGGCATGGCCAGTACCGCTCGCGTCCTTTGATCACCACCACCAAGCCGCAAGCTTCCCGTGGCGCTTCGGCTAAAGCGTGCTCAACTGCTGCCTTTTGCCAGCTTTTCATTAGTAGGACGCTCCAACGCCTGGGAATGAGCCGAAGGGCAGCTCGGCATTTTCACCGAATCGCACCTTGCAACTGCTCAGTCGTTTGCCGCATACATCGTTTAGCGGGTCGCCGGTGCCGGAAATGACGCGAGGCTCGGTGGTGTTGTTGATGCCCGTTTCCCAAATCACGGCATCGCTGGAATTGAGCAGGCGAAGGTTGCCGTTGTTCTCGATCACAGCGCGGTTGGCCGTGCCAGTCACAGAGGCGATGGTATAAACCGCCGAAACCGTTTCAAGCGTGCCGTAGCCAACGGGTGAGCGGAAGGGGTTGCTTAGGGCGGTGGTAACCGTTGCCTTGAAAACAGTGTCCTGCTTCCACAAGCCGGTGGAGGAGATCACGGTTGCAGCGGCCCCAGAGCCACTGGTTTGACGCCAGCGGTTGGTGGCAGAGGGATACAACGGTGCTTCGGCACTAGGTATTAACTCACAGGTGGCGGCAAGCTGCAGCGTCATTGTCTTGCCTTCGTAGATGAAGGTGTAGTTGGCGGTGCGAGTGGTGCCAACGGCATAGCTATCGGCGTTACCTAGAACTTCGTGGAAGAACGAGCCGTTGCGACCTGCACGAATGTCGGTTGGCTCCCAATTCTGGTAGGTGACGGTGACAGGTGTCCCAAGGAAGGCGGTGCCCGTGCGCCACACCGATACACCAGCAGTGGTCAGTAGGCGCAGATTGCCGTTGGATTCCATCTCCAGGCGGTAACCGCCAATGTCTTGGGTGTTGGCGCTCCAGACGACGTTGCCGGCCTTGTCCTGCACAAATACGTTGCCGCGTGAGCCGATGCGCCAGCGAAACCACTGATTGCTGCTGACCAGTTGCGTCTCAAGCACAAAGGTGGTGGTGCCAGGACTCAGCGTGTTGGTGCCGCTGGGCCAGTTGGTGGCGGGCACGCTATTGAGCGGGGTGTCGTTTTCGTCGAAGTAGTTGGTGCCCGTGTAGCCGCACTCGGCACTGCGGTAAACCCACTGGCACAGGTTGGCGATGCACTGACGCTTGGGGGCACGCACACCAGCAAGGTCAAACGCAGCGGCCAGTTCAAACTCCACCACGTCGCGGTTTTCAACCGTCTTGCGATCGACGTAATAAACCTCCTTGGGAAACTCAATATCTGATGGAGTGCCATAGGGGTTGACTCCGCCGGGAAAGTTGACGGCATCCAAAAACCGGCTCAGTGTGCGGATGCGTGTCACCTTCGCGCCAGTCAGGTCGTTGCCGAAGGTCTCGTCGTTGATGTTGATGAGGATGGCCGAGATGCTGCCCAGCAGGTTTGCAACGCGGATCTTGGGGCGTGGAAGTTGACCGTTGCCGTTGTATTCAAATCCCTCGGCTTCAATGGGCAAGGCGTAGTAGCTGTTGCCCTTCCACACCACATCACCAGCAGCGGTGGTTTGGTTAACGCCGTTGTGGAAGCGGTAGGTTTCGTCGCTGCCGTGCAGATCTTGGCGCAGTTCAATTTCAAACAGCTCGATGATCGCGTATGGCGAACTGCCAATTAGGTCTTCAAAGACGCTTGAGGTCATGGCTCAAACACCTGGATGAAGGTGGCGGTGATCGTGGCGCGGTTGACGTAAGGAATAGTTTTGTTCCATTGCGGGCAAATCCACTTGCCGGTGCTGCCGTCTGGTGTAGTCCAGTCGAAAGATTCAGCGCCAGCGCGGGCTTCGAGGAAAGATTCGATGGTATCAGCGTTGGTTTCAGTGATGTTTTGCCAAGTCAAATCCCATCGCTTTGCATCTTGATTCAAGCCATAACGCAACCGTTGGCTGTAGCCATCTCCGTATTGAACCGTACGAACATTGGGCTGGCTGCTTTTTTGAGCGCCATATGCGGGTGTGATCGCGGGGAATGTTGCCATTACGCCAGCAGGCCTCCGGGACGCTTCTGTTTAATCAATTCTGCCTGCACAGCCGCACCAACAGCGCGTCCAAGGGCAGCAGCATCGGGTCCATTGCCTTGCACATTGGACCCGCTAGCATCAACGTTCACGATGACGTTTCCGAAGCCTCCGAAGGTACCTGCGGGGGCTATGCCGCCACTACGACCCGGCATAAACAGCTCAGGGCCCTTTTCGCCCACGAGATAGCCCTGTCCGGCCATCACGGATCCA